TAATGATGCAGAGTACCATTTACAAATGAAGTATAATAATGTAGAGATGATTCCTGTAGGATTCTGTAGAAACAACTACCGTAAAGTAGTTGATTCTAATTACAAGATGAATAGAGCAGGCAGTCCTAAGCCTGAGCATTTTGATGAGCTTATACAGCACGTTAAAGATAATTTAGATGTTCAATCTCGTAGAGGTATCGAGACTGATGACTTGGTGGCTAAGTTTTATAAGCATTTAGGTCCTGATAAATCTGTAATAGTTTCTGTAGATAAAGACTATAAGCAGTTTCAAGGGACTATGTTTAATTACAGGAAGAGAGAGTTTGATTACACTTCAAAGGAAGAGGCTCTTTATAACTTTTGGGAGCAGATGGTTGTTGGTGATAGAGCTGATAATGTTTTAGTGTGTAAGGGTTATGGTGCTAAGTGGTGTGAGAAAAACCTTAAAGGTCTTAGTGAGTTTGGTATGATGAGAGTCGTTTTAAGCTTGTATAAGGAACTTTATAAGAGTAAAGGTCGTGAGAAGTTAATCAGGACATATCTACTCCTTAAACTAGATGTATTTTAGTATGGACTTTCACAAAGGAGATACAATAGAAGAAAGAATAGATAACTCGTTCGCAATGTTTTATTTTAATCTAATGACAAAAGATTATAGTATAGAGTATTGTGAGCGTGAACTCGCTAAGCAAGTGGAGTTAGAAGAATATGAGATAGCTGAGGGAATAAAGAAAGCTATTAATTTTTATAAAAATAACCCTCAGGACTTGTATATATGAAATAATTTTCGTATGTTTGCAGAACAATAACTAAAACTAAATAAAATGGGAAGACAGAAGATAAAAAGCTACGACAAAGAACTTAAAGAAGTATATGACTTTATTAACGAGAAGTTTAGAGTAAACATAGCGGATAAAGTAAGAAGTAATCACTATGTAGATTTAAGAGTGTTATACTTTAAAATGTCATTAGATTATACTTTAGCATCCACTACAGAGATAGCTAAATTAGTTAATAGAGATTATTCTACGCTTATACACGCTAGGACCAATCTATTTGACTACACTATGAGTAAAAAGCACATACAGGAGGCTTATAATGAGTTCTTTGGTATAGAAAATAAAGTAGAGTCTTCTATGACTAGTCTTACAAGGCTTAGACAGATAGCTGATACTAAAAGAATGGAGAAGATTAATAATGCAGGATTAACTAAGAATGAGATAGCTTATAGAAAGTTAACAGACTCTCAAAAGTCTGTTTACGATGAGAGAGTTTCATTAATATTAAAAGGCTTTGAGTGGAAAGAATATAACTCTACATTTGAAACTATAAACGTAGGAATAAGCAGTAACTAATATGGATTTACAAGATAAAATAACAGCAGCAATAATACTCTGCATAATAGCCTTGACATTGTTAAGCTGTGTGCCTGAGTGTGACGAAACAGTAGAAGTGTATAACAACGATTACGAAGTGATTGGTTGGGAATGTGTAACTTATAATAACTAAAACTAAAGACATGAATTTTGACTTAAATTATGTAGAAAGTATTGAACTAGGTGGAGTAGACTTCGCTGATTATCCTGACTTTTCTGATGCTTATATAAGCTATGCGGAGTATAAAGGTGAAGAGATGACTGTAGAGCAGTTAGACGAACTAAATGATGTAGATGGTTTTATCTACGATTGTGTAATGAATGATTTATTTTAATATGAGAGATACAAAGATAATAGAAACAAAGAAAGACCACTACCTTTTAATGATAGAAGGAGTGACTATAGGTCAGTTTGAAAGAAGTCAATTAAGACATCTTATAGAGATAATAGATAACAATATAGCATTATAGTATGGCTAAAAAGATAAGCACAGACCATCTTTTTGACCCTGAACTTATAGACGCTATTAGAGACTGTTGGGATAGAGGTTGTTACTTCTATCCTGTTGTCGTTGAAGGTCAGTCTAAGGCTCTTAAAGTTATTCCTAAAGTTAAGATACAATTTAAACAAGGTAAGCTCATAAGAACAGGTGACGTGCTCTATAATCAAGGAGACGAATTATACGAAAAGATTAGGGAGCTATACCTACATAAGTATAAGCAATTGAACAAAACAGACTAAATTTTATTATATAGTATGAATAACAACAATAAAAGACCCAACGATGGTAGACGTAGTAACAAGCGTAAGGTTAGAGTTAAAGTTATACCTGACAAGAGCTTACCTGCACCTATAGTTACTAAGGCCAAGAAAGATAGAGCTAAGAAGTTATCTAGCAAAGCTATTAAGAACATATTTGGCTCAGAAGACGGTATATGGGATAAGTTAGCTGAGATGGCTATGGAAGGCAATATGAAGGCTATGGAGAAGATAATGGAGTATCAGTATGGTAAGTCAGGAGAACGTAAAGAGGAGAGACAGGTAGCTACTAAAGCTCCTGTTATTCAGTTTAACGTGCCACAGCCAAAAGAAGATACTCTTGATATAACACACGAAGAAGAATGAGTAAAGTAACTCTAAATCCTAAATACATTCCTTTATTTGAAGGAACTACTAGGTACTATATAATCACAGGAGGTCGTGGTTCAGGTAAGTCTTATGGCGTTGGTTTGTTCTTAAACAATCTAACTTATGGAAAGCACCACAAAGTGCTTTTCACTCGTTATACAATGTCATCAGCTCATACATCTATTATACCTGAGTTCGTTGAGAAGATTGAGACAATGAGCATACACGATGACTTCAGAGTTAATAAGGCTGAGATAATAAACGTAACTACAGAATCATCTATTATATTTAAAGGGATTAAGACTGCATCAGGTAATCAGACTGCAGCCTTAAAGTCGTTAGCAGGTGTTAGTACATTTGTTGTTGATGAGGCAGAAGAGCTTAATGACGAGAATACATTTGATAAGATTGATTTGTCTGTACGTAGTCAAAAGGTTCAGAATAGAGTTATACTTATACTTAACCCTGCCACTAAAGAGCATTGGATATACAAAAGGTTCTTTCAGGATGCAGGAGTAGAAGCAGGTTTTAACGGTGTTAAAGGCAATGTAACGTACATTCACACAACTTACAAGGATAACAAAGAGAACTTACCTGATAGTTTCTTAGATAGCATCTATGATATGAAGCTAAAGAACATTGATAAGTACGAGCATCAGGTATTAGGTGGTTGGCTTGAGAAGATGTCAGGTACAGTCTATTCTAATTGGGAGAAAGGTAACTACGTAGAGCTTAATAAGACTTGCTATGGACAGGATTTTGGTTGGTCTGAGGATTTGACTACCCTAGTAAAAGTCTCTGTAGATGATTTTAAGAGAGAGATATTTGTTAAGGAGTGTTTCGGTAAGGCAGGTATGAATACGTCTCAGATATCACGTAAGAATCGCTTACACGCAGGTTTAGGACTAGTTATTGCAGATAATCACGAGCCTAGACTTATAAAAGAGCTTAAAGATGGTGGCTGTAATATACAGGGAGCTAAACAAGTTAAGGGGTCAATCCTATCAGGGATTGCCCTGTTACAAGACTATAAAATAATAGTTGACCCTAAGTCTCACGGTATAATAAGGGAACTAAATCATTATACTTGGAAAGAAAAAGGGTCTGTACCTATTGATAAGTACAATCACTTCTTAGATGCACTTAGATATGCTGTTATGCACCTTGCTCAAGGTAAAAATAAAGGAGTATATAATATTAAGTAAGCTGTTCAACAAGAGGGGGTCTGTTTAACAAGAGGGAGTCATCCCAACCTTCGTCAATCCACCAATCTTCAGGGTGGTATTTGTCCAAAATCTTATTTATAAAAGCGTCAGTCACTTCAGGGCTGACGTTTGTATTTAATAACCACTTTTCGATATTTTTATTTGCTCGTATTACTAATGTATGCTTCATAGTGTGAAAAAATTTGTATATGTGTGAAAAAATTACGTATGTTTAACAAGAGGGGGTCTGTTTAACAAGAGGGGGTTTCTGATTCGTCATTTTGGTTGTTAATAATTACTTCATAAATAACTGTTAAATTATTAGGATAATTAAAATTATTTTTATTCATTATTTTATTCATATTTGTTTGGTTTATTAAAATTAATTTTGTATGCGTTAACAAGTTGCAATTATACGTAAATAATAGTTAAAAAACTATAGCAAAAATTTTGTATATTAAAAAAGTTTATGTATACGCGCGCGCGTTCCTTAATATAGCAATTTAAAAATGTAACTTATTTAGAATGAATATAAATAGCAAATAAATTGAAATAAATTTGTGGATTGTCTAAAAACGTTTTATATTTGTACTATAATTAAAAACAATATTATGAAAACATTAAAAAAATTAGACACAATCACAAAAGCAGGATTGACATTTGTAGCAACAGTTTTACTGCCATTAGTAGCAATCTTAATTAATGAAATATTAATAAAAGGTAGTACTTTACATTACTAATTAATAACAAATAAAAATAAATAAAATGAAAAATCTAAAAATACAAGTGCCATTAACATTAAACAAGAGTGTAAAAAAACAAGAGTACTCTATTAAATATATATATGATAACTTTTATAAAAAAAGAGTTATCTTTACAACATCAAACAAAAACAAATAATAACATTAAATTAAACATTATGAAGACATTAAACAAATTAACATCATTACAATTAAACAGAATTGGAGCAGTAATATTTTTAACAATACATTTACCTCTTATTATTAGCTTAGTAATTGCAGTAATAGAACAAGTAGAATTGAATAACCTATAAACAATAATAATATGACAAATAAAGAAATAGTATTGACCGCATTAAATGAATATAAAATAAAGTTAGATTTTAAAAGAGATTATCACAACTTCGAAACAGTTGAAAAAATAGAAAAGCTAATTAATTACATAAAATAAATAAAATGAATACATATATAAACACAATTAACGCAATCGAAGACAATTATAATAATTTAGATTTCGAAGAAATGAATATAGATTTTAATATTGACTTATATGACAACTAAAAAGCAAATATTAGGTAAGTTAAAAACAAATTTATCACCTAATAAGAGAAACGAACTTTTAAGAATATATAATAAACTAAATAATAAATAAAATGAGACAAATAACAATAGAATCAGTAAAAGCGTTTTTAAACGCTAAAAAGTTTAATAAATCAAATATGAGTGTTGAGGTTGAGCCAAATGTAACTATATTAAAATATCAAGGAAACGCAATAGCTTATAAATATAATGACCCTAAAAAAACTATATCAATAACTAATTGCGGTTGGGAGTCAAATACAACAAAAGAAAGATTGAATGGTGTAATTAGACTAAGCGGTTTAAACATAAAGCCAATATATCAAAAGAATTGGGTTTGGTATTTAGATAGCAAAGAATGGAACGGTAAACTAATAGACTTAAATTAATAAATAACATAAAACAATAATAAAATGAAATATATAATTAACATAGGATTAGAAGGTGATATTTACGGTAAAGTAATTGAGCAATTAAATAATTTAAAAGGGGCAAATTGGTTTAATGATTACCACATAACCGAACAAGAGGGGATTTATAACAATATACCCGAACAAACTGCAGTTATAAGTTTAGATAGTGAAGCTGATTATACAAGTACTTTAATATTAGTTAAAAAATTGTGCATATCATTAAATCAAGAGTGCATACCTGTGCAAATGGTTGATAAAAACAACTTTGGTTTTGGGACCTTAGTGTATAACGATAATTACAAAGGTAAAAAACAAACATTTAACAAAGATTATTTTATATCAAAACATAAATAAATATGGAAAAAATAAAAGACATAAAAAAGACATCTATTAGAATAGTTGATTATTTAATAAGCAATAAATACATAATAGCATTAGAAAACGATTTTTATATCAGTGCTGTAATAGAAGAAGAAATGTTAAAACTAATTAAAAATAAATAAGCGTAAAAAAATGGAAGATAAATTTAACTATTATACAGGTACAAATGTAATAAACGGTCTAAAAGAGTGCATTTATTATATAAAAGAGGTGACCCCAAAAGATGAAATGAGTAAGTATCATTATGAATTAATAAACAGCCTTAAGGATGCTGTTAAACAACTAAACAAATAAAGATATGGAATACAATATTGAAAACATAAAATTAGCAATAGATAACGAAAGTGTAAATATATATTATGATAATGGGGATGATAAAGAGCCAATACACATATGTTATTGGCATATTGAAGAATGGGGAGAAGATTGCGAAGTGGCAATACCAATATTCAAAGCTATTGAATTATTCTATACTGATAAAAAAGAACTATTATATAGGTTAAGCAATATAAACAAATAAAGCAATGGATACAACATATATACACGAAATAAATACTTTACACGCATCCAATGGGGAATTATATATAGGCTATGGGGATAATAATAATCATATAGTATTTAATATAGATACACTATTCAGAGATTTGCCTAACATTATTGAAATGGTATGCAAAGAAAATAAGAAGGAGCAGGAAAGAATAATACACCAATTAAAGATATCATTAAACAATATATAAATAAAGATATGATAACAGTATAACACGCACATATTAACAGCCAATACAAGCCCTATAATAAGGGCTTTTTTTGTACCCTATATCTAAGTATCAATAATATTATAACAGTTATGTAACAGGATAATAATAAGTAATAATAATAATATGAGTTGTAACAACCTTTATACACACCATACAAACATATCCTAACATACTTATCAACATCTTTTTACTCCTTATCAACATATAAATTTAGTACACATATATAATTATATCGCTATATATGGCGGTTTAACGTGATATGAATAGGGGTGGTGTTGAGTTAGCTAGTGTAGAGTTTTCAATCTGTTTAACAAGAGAGGGGAGCTTCTTCTGTTTAATAAGAGAGAGTGCTAGAAGCGTCTGTTTAACAAGAGGGAGTAAGTGAAATATCTTTTTGATTGAGACGGACATATTAAATTTAGAAATATATATTTTTACAGTTAAGTTATAAGCTCGGACAATCATAAATTGGGAGAGCTTTCAGTAGTCCTCGCTAGAAGACACTTGTTACGGTTCGTTTGCTCTTGTGGAGCACTCACCTTAGGAGTATAGTATAAGTATCTTTAACAAGAGGGAATCTTGTACGAATCGAAGCTCGGCAATCACAAATTGTAAGAGCTATATCTAGTGATTACCTCGCTCTAGAATATGCTACCCCCTAACAACTTTAAAATAAAAAGAAAATCATCGCAATTAAGCGACCGTATGTTCAAGAGTTTGCTTGGGTAGCTCAAAAGTTATAAAAGATAAAGCAAGATTGACATAGGAGAGTATGCCTGTTCCAATATGCTCTCACATAAAGTTTGTCCTTGAAGGCTTTTAACGGACTGTTGCCTGAATTATATACTATATAATAAGAAAAGAGTCTTTTTGTTCGTCTACAGATACACTCTTACTATACTATTTACTGATAGTTATGCACATTAAAATAAGTTTTATTTATAGGCGAACACTTTACCTATTATTTTATCTTATATGTATAAGAATTGTTTATGGAAGAGATTAAATTATTTATACCTGAAAGCATTAACGACATCTCATTAAGAGATTATGTTAAGTTTATGAAAGTGTATGAAGCAAATGAAGAAGTAGAGAACAATTTTCTAGATATTAAAGTACTAGAGATATTCTGTGGTATGGAGTATAAAGATATTGTTAAAGTTCCTATACATTATTTTAATGAAGCACTAGAAAGTTTTTATCAAGTGTTTCAATCGAAAACTCCTTTAGAGAGGAGATTTTCTATGACAGGTTCAGATGGTGTAGAGATAGATTTTGGATTTATTCCTAACTTAGATAAGATTAGTTTAGGTGAGTACATAGATTTAACTAGTTATGCAGATGACTTGAACACTATACACAAAGCAATGGCTGTATTATACAGACCTGTACATAAAAGCTTTAAAGGAAAAGAAGCTTATAGGATTGCTGAGTATGAAGGAACAGAAGAATATGCAGAGGCAATGTTAGATATGCCATTAGGAGTAGCCTTAGGAGCTAAGGTTTTTTTTTATCGTTTAGGGACGAGATTGTTAGCAGCTATGAAGAGTTATATAGAGAAGAAGTTTCTTCAGGAGGGAACTCTATCGGAGGAGCAGGAGAAAGCTTTAGCGAAAGATATGGATGGTTTCAACAAATTTATGCCCTTGCTGACGGAAAGGCTCTTGACTTGGAACGAACAACAAAGCTTCCTATTCACTCAGCGTTAACGTGGTTACAGTTTGAGAAAGAAAAGATAGCAATAGAAAGAAAAAGTATTAAAAAATCATTTTAAGTATGACACAAGTATATGATATATTAGGAGCTGTTGAAAGACACTTTAAGAACAACGAAGAAAATACTAATGCAGTAGTGTTCGGACAGTTAGATGGAACAGACCTATCTAAACAAACTCTATTCCCATTATCACACTTTGCTATTAGTGATATTACTTATGATGAAAACATTATAGAGTTAACTATAAGCGTAATGGCTTTAGATGTAGTTAACGAACCTAAAGAGTATGACAACTCATTTGAAGGAGCTAGTAACTTACAGGATGTGCTTAACACACAATCTACAGTTATAAACAACTTAGTAGAAGCTTTTAGAAGTGGAAGAGGTTATTTAGCACAGAAGCAGTATGTTCTCGTAGGAGACCCTACTGCTGAGCTACTTTATGAGAAGTTTGAGAACTCTTTAACAGGATGGGGTATTGACATAACAGTACAAATGCCTAAGAACATAAGTGCTTGTTAATGGATAAAGAACTAAAATTACTAATTAATAAGTACGGTAAACGTGCTGTACAAGATTTAAAGGCTAGACTTGTTAGTGACCGCACTCACGCATCAGGAGATACTTTAAACTCTATATCATACTCTATTAAAGGTGGAGGCATAGTAATTGAGTTCGACCCTTCTATAAATATATTAGACGAAGGTTTAAATGCAGGACAAAGAATTAGTGTTTCAGGTTCTGAAGGTATTATACGTTGGATGAAGGCTAAAGGTATTAGGCCTAGATTCGCTAAAGGTACTATTACAGAAAGAGATTATAAGGCTAGTGCTTTCCTTATAGCTAGAGCAATAAGAGCTAGAGGTACTATAACTAGGTTTGGATATAGAGGTTCTGATATACTTTCCATATTCAGCGAAAACAGCTCATTTGGAACAGACCTTATAAATGACATAGAACTATGGGCGAAAAACAAAGTAGATAATTTATTAAATAACATATAATGGCATTACCAACTAACAAAATATTATTACGTTCTCCTTATTGGATTACCTCAACAGACGAAAATCTGTCTTACATACTAGTAAATCTTAGGGTTTGGATAGGTGACCTTGCAGATGAACCTACGGATGTAACTATAAAGCTAAAAAGTACTGCATTAAACGGAACAGCTTCTGTTGATATATCAGAGCTAGCTAGAGATTTTGTAGAGGTTAGCTTTGGTGATTCAGGAGAAGAGAGTAACGCAGTTTTTGTCTCTTCAATATTATCCTCTTTTTACACAGATGGAAGTTCAGATACTGAAAGCAAGGAGTATTATTTAGGTCTTGACGGATACGGAACCTTTACAGATGGAGCTAATTACTCTATAAGCAAAAGAATCCTTATGTCTACTGAAGTTATAAGGTCTTATGACGAAACTAACAACAGAATACCTGTGTTAGCGGAAGAGCTTACAGGTTACAAATTACAAACTTCAAATGGAGCAGGATGGCATACTTTTCACACTGTGTCAGGAATATCTCCTTTAGACAGCACTGAAGATGCTGTATATTACATAAATACTTTTCAAGGAGGTGGTTACGCTGAAAGAGTAATTGTAGAATTTTCTACAGGAGCTGACGAAGTTATATATGTAGAGTATCAGGATTGTAACAAGTACGGACACACTGCTGCTTACTTTGTTAATAGGTTTGGTGTTATTCAACAAGTTCACTTTACAGGCAGGTTTAACATATCTATAGCTTCAGAAGAAACAAAATACACTAGAAATATTTTAAATGGTGGGAATTACAATGAATTTAGACATCAGAGGTATATATTAAACAAGAATGGTAAGGTTTCTTTAGAGTTTAACACAGGATGGGTTCCTGAAGAAGAAAACGATACTTTTCTAGAATTAATTATGTCTGAGCAAATTTGGTTACAGGTAGACTCTTCTAAGTTCGGTGTTGGATTTGTTCCCAAACAAAGCAGCATATACACTATGCCTGTACACTTAACAACTAAAAACTTAGATATAAAGACAGACCTTAACGACAAGCTTATAAACTACACGTTTAAATTTGAAGGTGCTAACGATTGGATAAACTCAATAAGATAATATGACTAAGCCACAATTATTTATAAATACTGATTTAAGAAATGCTGACGGAACTATATCTCAGAATTGGATTTCTGCTGACATAAACCCTGACGTTAATATAACGGTAAAGGACAAAATAAAAGACTCTAAGGATGTTGGAAAGGTTTTTGCTGCATACACTAACCAATTTAAATTACCTGCATCTAAGACTAATAATAGGATATTTAAAAGATTCGCTAGTAACAATATTATAGATGGATTTGACCCTAGAAGAAAGTACGATGCTATTATAAAGCTTAATGGAGTTGACTTTAAAAAAGGATACGTAAAGTTAAACAGTGTAAGTGTTAAGGAAAATTCTCCTGTTTCTTACAGCGTTCAGTTCTTTGGTGAAATAACTTCACTAAAAGACACTATAGGCTCTACTGAGCTAAAAGACCTTTATTACTTATCTAAATTTTCTTATGAGAACACCTTAGAGAATGTAAAGATAGGTTTCGAAAATGGTTTTGATGTAAAGATATTGTCAGGTGTACAAGAGACTTCTTCAATAGAAGTAATTAGTGGAGCTACTACAGGTGGCAGTTTTAATGTTACTCTTGACGGATTGACCTATACAATAGAACTTTCCCCTAATTCAACCGTAACTCAGACTAAGGAAGAGATATCTTCATACATAAACCAAAACGCGTCAGGTTTCTCTTCTTACACTACCTTTGATGATTTTGTATATATAGATGCTAACGAAGTAGGAAACAAGTCCGATATGTCTATAGGTGTGCTATCTTCAGGTGTTTCAGCTACAGCCACTACAAATATTCAGGGTCAGCCTGAAGGGACAAACACTTCTTCTCCTTATATAGTGGAAAGTTCAGAAGGAGACTTTAAATACACCTTATTATCACACACTAGAGGCTTTGAATATGACGATGACGGTTTTCATAGGATTTTATCTCTAGAAGAGAGAGACAGTAATCATACCGTAGTATCAGGGGATAGACTTAATTTCGCAGACCTAAAGCCTTCTATGAGAATTGAGCTTATATTCGATGCTATAGAAGCTCAGTTCCCAACTATAAAATTTAATAAAGAGTGGATGTTTGGTGGTGTTGTCGGTAAGAAACAGGTTACTGAGATAACTTTCACTTCAGGTGCTACTTCAGCAGGGGTAATAACTATTTCTCTTAACGGAACTAATCACGAAATAAACATATCTATAGGCAGCGAGGACTCTGTAGCTCAGCAAGTATCTTCTTTTGTAGCTTCTTTGCTAGGATACACTTCTGCTGTAATAAGCGATGGATTTGGAGGTGGAAACATTGTTTTTATAGAGTCTAATGAAGTTAGGGTAGAACAGCTAACGACTCTTACTGACACGGACAGCACAGGTATAGCTTTTACAGTATCTACAACAGTAAACGGATTTGAAGGGTCTTCAGTAGAGGATGCTTCAACTCTTAAAGACCTTTATATGTGGTTACACAATAGGAAGGGTTATATGGGCTACGAATCAACAACAGGAGGCATAGAGAGAAAGACTATAACAAGACAACTGATTGAAGAAGGAAACGGAACTGAGAATGGTGAATGGAATCACGCTCTTGGCTCAACAGACTTAAGACCTCTTATTAATGACAGTGAAGGTTCTGCTGCAGGAATAAACGAACCTAACAATTTTAGAACAACAATCACAGGAACTATTAGCGTAGATAATATTGTAGGTGACGGAGATGTTACCCTTGAAGTAACAGTTAGAGTTATCGGATATGCAGGTACAGAAAAAAAGCACTTAAAAACAGAATCTTTAACAACAGGAGATGGTTCTAGTCTTCAATTTACTGTATGTACACCCTTCTACCAAATAGGAAAGCAATTTGCTATTGAAACCAAAATAATAGCTGATACTAATATAGTGTCTTACACACCTTCTCTAGCTATAGTTAAGCAAAGAGTAGAGAATGACGGTATATTTCAAGTGAACACAGTTACTCAGAATGCAACTTACGCTATAGGCAGTACTGTTTCGTCAATAAGTAACTTGGATTACGTAAATCCTCAGAGACTTATGCCAAAGATGAAGGTTATGGATTTTTTATCTGATATATTCAAGACTTACAATTTAGTTGCTTTTGAAGAAAGATTAGATGATGACTCTTATTTAATAAATATAAAATCTCTAGATGACTATATAGACAGTGGGGTTCAGTACGACATAACAAACTATGTAGACATATCTTCTAGTACTGTATCTAGAATATCTCCATTTAGAGAAATTGAGTACAATTACACTAAGCCTAAGACGTTTTTAGCAATAAATCAATCTGAGATAACAGGTGACGATTTTGGTAACGTTAAATTCAACGTAAACAATTTTCAGGAAGAAGGTAACGAAAACACTAATTCATTTTTGTTTGATGGAGGAACTTATAAGGTTCAGCCTAAGTTTGAAAAGATGATGTTTGAAAGATTAGTTGATGTTGACTCTAAGGAGCTAACTAATATTCAGTGGGGATGGTTTGTGGCTGACAACAAGAGTGATAACTTTCCTAATCCAACTATAGGAAAGCCATTGGTTCATTACATAAACAGAAGAGAGTTGTCTGCAACAGAAAGCATAGAATGGAGTGAAGGAACTAATTTCACTAATGACTATTACAATGCTCCTTCAAATGTAGATGACAGTGAAGAAAACACGACTCACTTTAATTCTGAGTTTGACGAGTGGAATAGAAATATAAACGTTAACTCTATATTTGACAACTTCCACAGCAGGTACATAAAAGGTATATACTCTAAATTCTCAAGAAGATTAGAAGTTAAATCTTATTTACCTCCTGCAATATTTTCCAAACTTAAACTAAGTGACACTATAGTCATAAATAACGTTTCTTATATAATAGACTCTATGGATGTTAATATAAATAAAGCTTTGACTAAGCTTAATTTATTGAGAGCTGTAGGTGAATTTACTCCTGTCTACGAAGGTGATACTGATGATGGAAGTGAAAGATTACTTTCTTTTAGGATAGTAACAACTTCATCTAACGAAGACGTTGAGCTTCCTTATGTTTCTAATGGAACTTACGATGGTCTAATTGATTGGGGTGACGGACAAAGCTCTCCTAACGCTTACAGTGAAAGAACACATACTTACGCTACAGTAGGTGAATATATAATAAATATAGATGGTCAAGCTAGAGAGCTAAATTTTAACGGTATAAACAAAACTGCATATACAGAACTTATATCTTTCGGACCTGACTCTAGCTTAAACAGACTTAGCTTGATTGACTTTGAAAATGACCTTGATATGTCTAGTATTTCTGATAAACCTAACTTTAGAACGTTTTCTAGTATCGAATCTCTATTAGAGGACAATAACGGAACTGTAAATCAAATAGAAAATTGGGATACAAGTAACGTTATTAATATGAAGAGAGCTTTCTATAGCAATAGCGGTTTTAATCAGTCTATTGGAAGTTGGGACGTTTCTAACGTTACCAATATGCAACAAATGTTTCGTAGTGCAGCTTTATTTAACCAACCTTTGTCTAATTGGGATGTAGGAAAAGTAGCTAATATGTCAGAAATGTTCGCATTTTCAACCTTTTTTAATCAAGAAATCGGTTCTTGGGATGTAAGTAATGTCACTGATATGTACAGAATGTTTAGACAGACACCATTTAACAAACTAATAGTTAATTGGAATGTTTCAAAAGTGAATAATATGATGGAAATGTTTAGTTATAACACATCGTTCAATAAAAATATTTCTAAGTGGAATGTAAGTAACGTAACTAATATGCAAGGTATGTTTAGAAATTCAAGTTCATTTAATCAGTCTTTATCAACTTGGGATGTTTCTAGTGTTGGTAGTTTTTCAAATACGTTTAATGGAGCAACTTCTTTTAACAAAAATATTGATGGATGGGATGTTTCAGGAGCATCTAGTCTTAGCTCAATGTTCAAAAACGCTAATTCTTTTAACCAACCGCTTAATAGTTGGAACTTAATCAATGCTACTAGTATAATTAGTATTTTTAGTGGAGCATCTGACTTTAATCAAGAGTTAAGTAGTTGGACTTTTCCTAACGTAAGTAGTTTTATTAGCATATTTGAAAACGCAACTTCATTTAACAAGAACATTGGAGGATGGAACACTTCAAACATAGAAAGGGCTCATAGAATGTTTAAAGGTGCTACTTCATTCAACCAAGACATAAGCGGATGGGACACGAGCTCTATAGACGATATGAGTGAGATGTTTATGGGAGCAACATCTTTCAATCAAGACATAAGTGGATGGGATTTTTCAGTGATTCAAGATATGGAAGACTTTATGACAGGAATAACATATAATACATCCTATTATAACAACCTTTTAGCTGCTTTAGACGCATCAGGAAGAAGCAATGTTACTTTAGGTATGGGAAGTAGTAATTACAATTCTTCAGCCGCAACTAACAGAGCTAACTTGGTAAGTAGAGGATGGATAATAACAGACGGAGGTCAAATATAAAACAAAATGATAAAAGAAATATTAGAAATATTGAAAGCAGATGACTTCTTCATTGGAGATGAAGTCATCGACACAGCAAAGGGCAAGTACGAAGCACCTTTAAAACTAAAAGAAATTAAGAACCACATTAAAAGAAATAGATAATGGCTACAGGTAATAAAAAAAGTAACTTCTCAATAAACATTGAGTCTAAAGCTGCTGAAGCTTCAATAAAAAGGCTTCAGGCTGAGGTAGATAAGCTTAATGCAACTCTAAAGAAGTCAGGTATAACTAATTCTGAATACGTAAAGACTCAGAACAAGCTTATTGCTACTGAAAAACTTCTAAATAAAGAGATTAAAGAAAATACCACTTTAGTAGGTCAAAACTCTGCAGTTCATAAAAACTCTATAGCAGCAATACAGCAAGAGATTAACGTTCTTCGTCAAGAAATGAGCGTTATGGATATGAGTAGTGCGAAATTTAAACAGAGGTCTGCTCAGATGCGTCAGTTAACAGCTTCTATGCAACAAGGTACTTCTGCTACAGGATTACACGCTGCTTCTGCTATGGAACTTGGTCGTGTATTTAGTGATGCCCCTTATGGTATTCGAGGTGTTGCCAATAACATTTCTCAGTTAGGTTCTTTAATGGCTCAAGCTGCTCAAACAACGGACAAAGCTACAGGTAAAGCTATAGGTTTTGGGGGAGCTATAAACGGACTAGCAAAATCTCTTATGGGACCTCTAGGTATACTATTGGCTTTTCAGGCTGTGATAGCTATAGTAGAAGCTTTTAGTGATAAAATAGGACAGGCTAATAATCTTTTATCTGACATTTCAGAAGAAGGTATTACTACAGCTACAACAAAACTTGGTCTTCTTGTTAAGGCTACTAACGATAGTGAAGTTGCTTTAGACCAAAAACAAGAAATGGTCAGAAGAGCTAACGAAGAGATGGAAGGTCTTAACGCTTCTTTAGATGAGAATGGTAATCTTACACAAGATAGTATAGCTAACATACAGGCTATGACTACAGAGTTCTCTAAAATGGCAAAGGCTGCTGCAGTTGTTGAATTGATACAGGACTTGAACAAAGAACTTATGGTTATGTCTATACAAGGCGTAAGAAGTTTGTCTATGTGGGAACAAGCCCTTAGTTTTGCAGAAGGAGCTTTATCAGGTAACTTTATGACAATCGCATCTTCTCAGGCACAACAGCTTTTTGGCAATATGAACGATATATTTAAACAAATAGACGACATATATAATATTGCAAAAGACCAAGAGTTTTTACCTCAAGTATTCGGTGAAGACTCTAAAAACGGAGGAGGAGCAAGAGGAAGGCGTGTTAGAAACTTCAAGAAAATGATATTTGACCTTAGTAAAGAGATTCTTTCTATGGATAGAAATATAGAGATGTCTCAGGAAAAGAACGTTGTGAAACGTCTTGAGATAGAATCTAAATATGCTAGAGAAGACCTTAAACTTAAACAAGAACTTTTCGTAAAGGCTCAAACTAAGAGAGTTACTGACCTAGAAGAAAAAGAGAGAGACAATAGAAAAGACTTACAGAGAGAAATAAAGCAAACTAAAGCTGTATTAGAAGCTAGAAAGAAAGCTTTTAAGGATATGATTAAGAGTGGTAATACTGATGCTGCAGGATTAGACGCTGCTTCTCTAGGTATTAAAAACGATGAAGCTAAGTTAGCTAATCAACAAGCTACTCTTGATAAGTCATTTAATATTACTTCTAAAGCTCGTAAGAAGCTTGACGAGATGATTATTCAGTCAGAGCAAGAGCTTGGTAGAGCTTTGACAAAAGAGGAAGAAGAACACTTAGTTGAAATGGGTGAGCTTAAGCTGAGGATACAAGAGGAGTACGATATAGCATCTCAAAAAGCTACTTTAGACAGAGCTAGTGCTGAACTAGACGCTTTAAACGATTTGTTGAACGAAAAAGACCCTAGAGCGTTAGAAGTTATACAAGC